CGCCAGATCGAACCGGCCATAGGCGCCGAGCACGACCACCTGACTGTCGCGCCCGATCGAAAACATGCTGCCTGACATTGGCTATCCTCAAAATTCACGAGCCGCGTGCCCCTCTCCCGCGCTCGCGGGAGAGGGAGGGGCCCACGCCGCAGGCGTGGGAGGGTGAGGGACCGAGGCCCCCGCTCAGGCCGCCAGCGCGCCCGGCGTGTTCGGCAGCACCTGCGTCTGCACCTGCACGGTCTGGCCGCCCTCGATGTTGACGATGAAGAACTCGTTGATCGCCTGGTAGCGCACCTGCGCGTCGCTCTGCACGTAGCCGAGGCCGGTGCGCGACGGCGGGTTGTTGCTGGTGTCGCAGATCACGCTGAACGGCACGCTGCCGTCGGTGCTGCCGAGCAGGCCCTGCGACAGCATCCCTTGCAGGAAGCTCAACTGCGTCGCGCGGATGCGGCGGAACAGGTCGGCGTTGACCACCTGGCCGACATACTGCCCCATGCCGGACGCCAGCGTCGCCGCGATGTAGTTGGTCAGCCGCGTGTAGTTGTCGGTGTTGGCGGATTGGTTGGAGGAGGCGTTGAAGCCGCCGCGCACGCCCCAGAACGCGCCGCCCGGCTGCGGATTGGCGATCACGTCGATCCCGGCCAGGAACAGCACGCCGAGGTCGGCGGCCGCGTAGCTGGTGCTCTGCCCCGCCCCCGGCGTGCCGCTGAGCTGGCTGCCCACCACCGAATACAGCGGCTTGTTCAGGCTGCTCTGCTCCGGGCTCAGATTGGCCAGCCGTCCCGCGACGAAGCCCTGCGGGCTGACCACGCGCAGCACCGCGTTGACCGGATCGTTCCACCAGATCCAGTCGCCGAACATCAGCTTGCAGGCATAGCTGTCGAGCCCCGCCGCCTGCTTCACCGCGACCGCGTTCAGGATGGTGTCGCCGGCCGGTCCGGCGAGGATCATGTAGACGCCCTCGGACAGGCCGAACGCCGCCTGCGTGGTCCACTGCGTCGGGTCGGTCGAATCGGCCAGCACGGCGATGCTGCAACCCTGCCCGCGCAGCGCGTACATGCCGGTGCGCGGCGCGATGTCGAGGCCGATCAGCGTGGTCGAGCCGACGCTCGCCGCGCCGTCGCTGCCCGGCACGCCGGTCGCGAACCCGTAGCTGAACGCCGCGACCGCCGAGGCGGTGCCGCCGGCGGCGGCGGTGACGATCCCGCTCGGCCCGCGCTGCGGCCCCTGCCCGGTGTTCACCGCGCTCGCCAGCGCCGTCCAGAAGCCGCCGCCGGTGCCGCCGATGTTGTCGTAAACCTCGGCCTGCAAGCCGGGCAGCGACACCGTCAGCCGCCACGTGCCGGCCTTGCTGCCGCTCGACAGCGCGACCGCGACGCCGTTGCCGAGGCTGCCGGTATAGCGCGCGGTGAACGTGAAGCTGGTGCCCGGCAGCGTCAGATGCGCCGCCGTGTCGGTGCCGTCGCTGGCCCGCACGCAGCGGAAGTTCTGCGCGCCCTGCTGCACCGCCGTGGCGACCTGCGTGCCCATGTCGTAGGTGCGCGCCACCAGCGGCCCGAACGCGCGGGCGTATTCGGACATGCTGGCGACGATCACCGGCTGGCCCACCGGCCCCCAGCTCGCGCTGCCGACCACGCCCACGATGTCGGTGGGCACCCCGTTCAGCAGCAGGTTCTGCGGCGGGACGATCTGCACGTAGAGGTCGGGCACCACGAGGGCGGTCGTGTTGATGCTGCCCTGCTGCACGATCGGCATTCTGTCACTCCTCCTGCGCGGACCGCACGGCCGGCGCGCTCGATTGATCGGATGGTCAGCTCACCAGCGTCGCGACCGTCACGCCGTCGGGCGCGAACCGCAGCTCGCCCACCGCCATGCGCGGCAGCGTCAGCGCGATCGTGGTCGGGTAGTCCACGCTGTAGCTCAGCTCGCGCCGGTACAGCACCGCGTCCTCCCAGCGGTCCGACACCGTGGAGGCGAGGTAGCGCAGCCGCCCGCTGGTGCCGTCGGCCAGACCGATGAAGTCGATGCCCGACAGCGCCGCGTCGATCGCCGCGCCGACCGCGTCGCGCGTCGCCGGATCGGGGCACCAGCAGGTGACGCGAAACCCCTGCCGCTGCCGCCGCGTCTGCCGCAGCACCGGCTGGTCGGCCTCGACCCGCGCGCTCAGGCGGCGGGCGCCCGGCAGCGTCAGCGTGGCGCCGCTGGCGCTCGCCGAGCGCCGCGGCAGCAGCAGCCGCGCCAGCGTCGCCGCCACGTCGGCCGGCGCGTCGCCCGGCTCGGTGCGGCACGCCACCGCGACGCCGTCCACCACCAGCGCCATCACCTGTCCGGGCGCCGCCGTGCCGGACAACGTCACCGCATCGCCCGCCACCGTCGCCAGCAGCGTCGGCACGGTCGGCCTCGGCTCGCTCCAGATGTCGGGCCAGCGCGTCGTGTTGACCGCGTGCTGGCCGATCGCCGCCACCGAGACGTTGCTGATCCCGTTCGCCAGATCGCCGTCCAGCGCCGCCGACACCGGCCAGCCGCGATAGACGCGGCACACCGCCCCCGCCACCGCGCACGCCGCCGCAAGCCCGCCCGGATACAGCGCGGCGCCGACCACGCCCACGAGCGCCGTCTCCACGTCCGACTGGTCGGCCATCAGCTTGCCGCCTGCCGCACATGCAGCCGCCAGCCGAGGTCGGACAGCTCGGCGCTCGACACCACGCCGGAGCGCCCCAGCTCGTCATGCGCGAGGTCGCCCGGCCGCAGCAGCACGGTGCGGCCCGCCACCGCCACCGCCGGCAGCAGCACCGCCCAGCCGCCGGCGCCGCCCAGCAGGCCCGGCGCGTCGCCCGGCAGCGCACCCCTTCCGGCGCCGCCGCCCGCCAGCACGCTCGCCGGCCAGCCGCTCAGCAGCGCCGCCGCCGCCGCCGGCAGCACCCCGACATAGCCGTTCACGCCGGCCGCCGGCGGCGCCGCCGGCCGCGCGAAACTCAGCACCCGGTTGGCCCTGACGCACAGCACCGGCCCGAGCCGGGGCTGCGAGGCGATGAAAAACACGCCGTCCGGCCCGCTCACGTAGTCGCCGGCGCGCGAATAGGCGGCGTCGAACACGCCCTGCCACAGCGCCTCGCCGTAGCCCACCGGCACCTTGAATCCCTGCACGCTTGCGAACGCCGCCGGCAGCCGCAGGATGCGCTTGTCGGCGCCCAGCGGCGCCGCCGGCCCGCACGGCCGGTACAGGTCGCACCAGCCGCCGACCGCGCGCGCCGCCACGCCCAGCCCGCGCCGGATCGCGTCCGGCACCGCGTTGGTGTCCAGCATCACACCACCAGCGCCAGCGTGCCGTCGCCCAGCCCCGGCCCCGGCGGCAGCCCGAGGAACGCGCACAGCCGCCGCCGCCAGTCGTCGAACAGCCCGGCGCGCTCGCGCACCTCGTACGGGTTGCGCGTCCACACCGCCGCCTCGGCGGTATCCAGCCGCTCGCTGGCCCCGGTGACCGCGCATTCCAGCGTCGCCAGCGTGGTCAGGTAGTTGGCGACCACCGCGATCTCGGCCGGCGCCAGGTTGTTGAGCCGGAACTCCAGCAGCCCGTACGCCTGGAAGAACCGCCAGCCCTGGAACCCGGACGCGCCCGCGCCATACGCCGGATAGCCGCAGAACCGCCGCACGTCGGTTTTTTGCGCATCGCTGAAAGAAGTCGCCAGTCCGCCCGACATACCCGCCTCCCGCGTCAAATAAGCCCCTCTCCCGCGCAGCGGGAGAGGGAGGGGCCCACGCCGCAGGCGTGGGAGGGTGAGGGGCCCGTCAGCCCGCGTGTTCCACCATCACCGCGCGCTTGAACGCGGCGTTGGTGGCGGTCGGGATCGTGGTCGGGCTGGTCGTGGTGTCGCTCGGCGCGGTGAAGCCGCCGATCCAGTACCAGCTCTGCGCGATGATCTGCTGCAGCCGGTCGATCGGCTCGCGCGTCACCATCGCCACCCCGTCCACCACCGAGATGATGCTGTCCTTCGGCGCCACGTCGGACTCGGCGAGGCCCGCGTAGTCGCCCTCGATCAGCGCGCCCTTGCCGCACACGATCGGCCGGCGGATCAGCCCGCCGCTGAGCGCCGGGTTCGCCGTCACGAACGCCTCGGTGGTCGGGATGAAGCGCAGCCCGAGGAAGTCGTTGACCATGCCCTGTTTGAACACCTGGTTGGCGCTGGTGGCGCCGGTGAACAACTGGCGGAACGCCTGGTCGCCGAACAACTGCCGCGCGCTGACCGGATCGAGATAGCAGTTGTAGGCGCCGTCGATCTCCGGCACCGCGTTGAGCCGCAGCGTCGAGACGGCGTTCAGCAGCGTCGCCATGTCGAGCTGGTCGGTGGCGATGATCTGGGTGGTGTTGGCGCGCGCGTTCGGCCGCACGATCGCCGCCCCGGTCGCCGCCGTCACCGTGTTGTTGGCGGTGCCGTCGGCCACCGTCACCGCCGTGGCGAACGTCAGCACGCCGGAGACGCCGTTCGGCGCGGTCGAGACGTTGCTGCCGTCCACGCTCACGCCGGTCAGCGAATAGACGTTGCCGCCGACCGTCACGGTCAGCGGGTTGCCGCTGCTCACCGAAGTCGGCACGCCGTTGACGAACACCTGCTGGAAGCCGCGCACGTCGTCCACGGTCACGTTCGCGCCGGCCGCGCCGAGCGTGGTGCGCACCCGCGTGTTGCCGCCGAAATAGCTGTTGAACAGCGCGTTGCGCGCGAGTTCGTCGAGGCTGCGCGCCGCCTGTTCGCCGTTGATCGCGGCGTTCAGCAGGAACTGGCTGGCGATGCCGACGCGGCTGGTCACCATGTTGAGGTCGGCGGTGGCGGCGTAGAAATTCAGCGTGATGGTGTATTGCTCGACGTTGAACCCGGCCGGCGTCAGCCCGTTGTCGAGGTTGGTGTTGGCCGAGGGCACCAGCGGCGTGGTGATGCTCGGCTTCAGCCCGGCGCGGGTTTTCGTCAGCGTCTCGCCGATGCCGACCGAGAAGTCCTCGCGGTCGGCGACCGCGCGGTAGCCGAGCCGGCTGGTCAGCGCCGCCTGGAACTCGCGCTCCAGGAAGCCCTGCTGGATGATCGGCTGCAGCGCCGCCGGAAAGTTCTGAATGCCCATCGTGGTCCTCGTGTTGCGGAAGTTGCGATGCGCCCGCGCGAACCCCGCGCATGTCGCGGGCGCTGTCCGTTCAGGTTTCGTCGGTGTTGCGCCCGCGTGCGCGCGGGCAAAAAGCGATTCCCGCTCCGCCCGGCTCCCGGGGGATGCGGGTCCGAATCAGGGGCCGAAGCGCGGCCCACGGCGACGGCAGGTTGGCGCCACCATCGCTACCGCCGCTTCAGCAACTCCGCGCGCGCCTTCTGCCACTCCTCGTGCGTCATCGCCGTC